CAGGATGGGAAACAAGTGAAAGCATTCCGGATCCTCTTTCCAGCGTTCAATGTCGTCGGGGGTCAGCGTGCGCAAAATGTCGAGTAATGCTGGATCTGTAATTTCATTCATAAATGCGAATCGATCCTTTTGCTTCAAGAGAGACACGGTGCTGTGTGGATTCATTCGAATGCGCACACCTGCCTGTGACGTACGGTATGAAAATTCAACATCTTCTCCTTCACCCCAAACCTTTGTCTCGTCGAGTGGGAATCGGAGTGCAATGTGGCGTTTGACCACATAAAACGCACCCGATACATATGCGAGCTTGGAGGTCAGCTCCGTATGTTCAAAGTCGTACGGAAGTAGGCATTGGGTTTCGAATGCAGGGTTGAGACACTTGACGTAGCGTGGAAATAAGGTGTGGTCCCGAAACCGGGAACCGTCGTGGTTCAGAATTCGGTTTACGCAGACATCAAAGTTGGAACCGAATTTCAAGAACCCAGAGTACCAGTCCGGATGAAAGATCACATAGTCGTGCAAGAGTACAATGTTCTCATATCGTGCGAACTGACACACTAAATTCTTCTTTCGCGTGATCCAATTCGCCTTTGCGCGTTCATCCAATCGAATGACACGAAGGTCGCCCATTGTCCGTTTCGACGGTGTTCCGACAAGAATTATTTCATAATTCGGAATGTGGAGCTGGCGTATCGAGTGAACGATTGCAGTAACATACTGGTCATTGCTCGTAATAATACCAAACGTAAAGTCCATTACTTTATCTAATGAAAAGGGTGCTTCAGTTTGACCGAACAACGAACCGGCTTGTTCAGGTGAACGAGTCGTCGAATGAAAGTGTCCTGATCCTCTACATTACGAACAATGACCGTTTCTTTGTGTTTGATAGGTTTCTCGATGAACTCAAGAGCGCGTCTGGACAGTACCATTTACTGATTGTGAACACGAGCCCGGAGAACATGTATGCCGATCATATGCGGGGGTCTGGGGTTCCATACACGTTTGCATGCGTTCCGTGTCCTCGAGTCGATTACTTGCCCAAGATCCGTTACGGTATCGACTTTGCAAAACAGTACGGGTTCAAGTATGTGATGAAATGCGATAACGATATCATCATCCCTGCATACACCCTTACCTACATGTATGCAAATCGCGGCCTTGTGCTTTCACATGGCTTGACGCTTTCGCCTTCACTTTCCACCGGAATTCCATCGGTCGAGTACTTTATTGAATCCCTTTGTACACCGGAAGAGATCGACCTGATTCGTAGCGATTTCAAGCAATGCGTGTTTCATGATCAGGAAACGATTTTTGATTACCGACCCCTCAACAAGTGTACTGTAGGTGCGGACAGGTGGGACCCTACCTATTACTTCAGGTCACTCAAGGAGTTGTCTGATTCCATGATTACAGATGTACATGGACGGGATCAAGCTCGACACTGTCGATTTTACCGGGGCATGCATCCGGTGCGTCACGGATTCGGAAACAAGCGTATCAACGACTTGATCATCAAGAACCGGAACAGGGTGTTTGCCGACAAGGAGTGTTTTGTGCGCATGGATGAAAATTACCTCTGCGACATGTGCTTCATGATTTCGACCAAGAACTACAATCAATTGATGAATGTCGAGAATCTGGTCATTGATGGATGCGATGAAGTTCCACTGAACCGGTACGCGTGGAATACTGGCTTGAAACACTTGATCGTACACCACGGATATGCAATTCATATCACGTACAATTGGAGGTGGACTCTCAATAACCAAGACGGGGGTAGCAACATCGATAAACCCGCAGAGACAATTGCAGAGTTTGAAGAGGATTTTGTCAAGAGTCTTTACTCGAAGCAGTACGACATGTGCATCATGTACTTAACGGATCGTAATCGGCATTACACGTTCGAGCACACTGTTCGTTCACTTGCTGCGAGCAGAGCGAATTTCCATCTCTTGGTTCTGACGCATGACAACGACACTGCCTTTTACGAGACCTTTCTTAAGGACACGGCGATTTCCTACACTCTCAAGAACGTCCCTGCCAATGACAATTACATGGCCAAGGTTCGAATCACGCTCAACTTTGCACGCCTGAATGGAATCCCCTACATTGTGAAGCATGACAATGATATCCTTATGAGCGCACCCGTGTATGACTACATGTTTGAGCAACGGGGTGTTCTCGAGGATGAGACAAACTTGCTCCTGACGCCAACGATTACTTCGGGGATCCCGACTGTTGATTTGTTTATCGAGGATTACCTGACGCCGGAAGAAAAGGCAATCCTATTTCAGCTCTTTACAAATCACATTTTTCAACCCATGTGGGGCGTGGATTACCGCTCCTTGACCGGAACGTGGGATCCGGCTGTGTTTTACGAAAAGGTCAAGGCGATTCAGCATCACTACAAGGGGATCCACCCGATCCGAGTCAGTGCGTCAGCCCTCGCTGTTTTGAATGAGTTTATTGTCTGCAAATATCGAGATCAGATTGTGAATCCGGATACGTATTCGCTGACCCGGGACACAGAGTCTCCGTATTTCTGCGACAGTCTCTTTTGCATCCGGACCGACACGTACAGAAAGATCGTCTCCTCCCCCGAGCTCTTTGTTGATGCGTTTGATGAAGTGCCATTGAATAAGTGGAGGGATGCGCGGAAGCAAGCAATTGTCGTGATCCGGCGTGGAACTGCAGTTCACTTCATGTATAATCTGTTTCCAAAGTACGTGAAGACGGAATATGAGTTGGTGAATAGGTTTTTCGAGACAAGTAGATAAATGCACACATCAACACGGTTTGTCGTACTGATGCTTGCACTTGTGCTTGTGCTTTGGTGGGTGTCTGGGGGGTCGGAAGGTCTCTGCGATCCTTCAGCCTGCAGTGGCAAGAGTTTCAGTGAATGTTCAGACAATCCGAATGCAAATTGCCGGTGGAGCCCTGCGGCCACTGGACAACCTCCTTCTTGTCATTGCTAATGCTTAAGAACATACTTGTGCACCAACACGTGCACAACCGCGAACACAACAGCGTGGGTCGCGGCAACCGTAACCTTCGAGCCTCCAGGCGGCAGGCTCACAAGGATACCCGGAGTCAGGAGAAAGAACGTCAGGGCAGTGACAGCAAGGTACCAGTACATTGTTTTGTTTTAAAGTGAGAATTTACTTTCCCGGGAACACCAGCTTCCACGCGTAGCACGAGACAACGGCGAAGAGCAGGGAGTGAACGACATTCACCGTCAGGGTCGAGCCACCCGGCGGCAGACGGACCAGGACACCCGGGATGAACGCATAGAACAGAACGGCGTGAAACAGAATCTTCTCCCACTGCATATTGGTTTGTCTATCCGAATAGATATTTTTTTAGAACTCTGGCTTCCCAACGAACATCTCTTGCACATGTTCAACGACAGACGCGGCGGGAGAGTCGGGGCTTGTCACGGAATACAGAATTCCACCCGCAAGGGTTCCGGCACCGGCCCCGAGCTTTGCCGCATCTGTCCACACGAACGACTCACTCTTGGAACGCCGATCCATGATGTATAAGACAATGGCCGACACAATCACCAACAGAACGATTCCGGCATACATCTGAAGTTCACCTGATGTCATTTGTTCCGATTCGGTTTTTTTACTCGACGCATTCGTACGCACTACATGTTCAGAGACACAGATCCGGACGGATTAAGGTCGACAGCCTCTTCCTTCTCCTCCTCTTCATCCACCACGCCCAAATCAATCTTCAATTCTTCACCCACGGTAATGGGCGGAACCTCATCTTCATACTCCTCCTCTTCAAAACGCACGGCAGGGGTGGCGGCAGGGGCGTCAGGAGTGGGAGTGGGGACAGACACAGGCGCCTCCTCGCGAGCCTGAAAGTACGCCTTGCTGATCTCCTTCCACGGAATGAACGAATCAATGACATCGTTCATGCAGCTATTGATAAGTGTCTCGATATCGCGACGGTTGCGAGCCTGCTGCTCGGACGTAACACCAAGCGTCTTGAACAGGTACGCATTGCTCCACGACTGACGCGCAGCTGTCTTGTAGAGGGAATGAATAAAGACCTCGACTGACGGCCGGGTAAACTGCAGGTCTACGTGAGTCTTCTCCACCTGCTGGAGGCTAGCAAACGCGCGGATGTAGCTGATAAACACCCCAAGCAAAAGATCGTCAATGTAATCGCACTTGGACGCCTTGGAAATACGCTCAACCTCCTTGGCGACCGTCTCATCTTTCCACGTAGGAACCTTGGTCAGCAGATTCTGGAATGTCTTGAGAACCTGATCAGGCTGCCCGTTGCGATCGCACGCAGCCTTGGCCGAGTCGTAGATACTCCACATGCCATCTGCAACATGCGGGATCAGCGTACGACCAAGATTTTCGCGAAGGGTCTGCTTAACAAAATCAGTTGACATTTCCTTTATTTACAGGAATCGAGGAGAGTTGAACATAAACCGACGCAGATGAAGCTCGTACTTCTCCTTATGGTCAAGAATGAATCTGCAATCCTGAAGCGATGCCTCGAGGCGGTCGAGTCTCTTGTGGATGCCTTTTGCATCTGCGACACAGGGTCTACAGACGATACCGTGCAGATTGCCGAGGAGTTCTTGAAGACACGCAAGGGATGTGTGTCCGTAGTTCCGTGGAAGAATTTCGGGTTTAACCGCACGGCAACGTTTGAGGCCGCGCAGGCGTATCTTCGTACCACGGGATGCGACCTGGCGAACACGTACGGTCTCTTGCTTGACGCAGACATGGTGTTTGTTCCCGGAACGCTTCTTTCGCAGAACCTGACAGAACTTGGCTACACGGTCATCCAGTGCAACGGGAGCCTGGAGTATCCGAACATACGTCTAGTGCGCATGGACCACGCGTGGAAGTGTCTCGGCGTTACCCACGAATACTGGGACAGCCAGGGCACACTGCTTCCCAAGTCAGTGTGTTACATTGACGACCGAAATGACGGTGGATGCAAGTCGGACAAGTTTGAGCGCGATGCTCGACTGCTCGAGCAGGGTCTCCTTGATGAGCCTACAAATGTCCGGTACCTCTTTTATCTGGCCCAGACATACCATTCGCTCTGTCGGTACGAGGATGCCATCAAAATGTATCAGCGACGCATCGATGCAGGGGGCTGGGAGGAGGAGGTGTGGTACAGCTATTACATGATTGGCGAGTCGTACAAGGAGCTCAAGAAGATTCCGGAGTTTGAAATGTGGATGCTCCGTGCAGTGGCGTTGCGCCCTTCACGTGCAGAGCCGTACTATAAGCTGGCTCGTTACTTCCGCGAGAATGGACAGCATTACAAGGCGTACCATTACGTGCTCGAGGGTGCGCGCATCCCCCTTTCGTCCGACTCGCTTTTTGTGGAGGTGGATGTGTACAAGTTCCTCTTTGATTATGAGGCATCGATTCTGATGTTTTACCTCGGCCAGCCCAAGAAGGGACTGCTTGTTTCAATGGATTACATGACACGCCCCGGAACGGTTCACTACCTCGACAATGTATATGAGAATCTGTCCTTTTATATTGAGCCGCTGGCAGCACCGTCCAGTCCTCACCTGCTTGCCCGCGACACGTTTGGCGAGGATTATCACCCAACGTCTGTGTGCATGTACAGGTACAAGAATGCCGTGTATCACAATGTCCGGTTTGTCAACTACACGATCAATCCAATCAATGGATCGTATGTAATGACCGAAAACGGGTCCGTGTCCGAGTCCCATAAGGTCAGGACGCAAAACGTCTGGTTCAATCCCTCGCTCGGTGACTTCCAGCGAATGCTGGATTCGACCGTGACTGTTCCTCGCCGTAAGGATGCTCACATTGTTGGTCTCGAGGATCTGCGAGTGTACACGGATTCCAAGGGCGATCTCAAGTTCACGGCAACGACCTGGGAATACACGGAAAAGATCCGGATCATGCAGGGCTCGTACCTGCCCGAGAGCGGCATGTATGCAGATTGCCGGATCCTGAACTCCCCGGGTGACCAGGCGTGCGAGAAGAACTGGATTGCCGTAGATACCACCGACGATATCATCTACCGCTGGTCTCCACTCGAGGTTGGAACGTTGAAGGACAATGACCTTGTGATTCACACAAGTCATTCAACGCCTTGGTTTTTCCAGCATCTTCGCGGATCGAGCGTTGCCTTCAAGCCGATGCAGTACCCCGGTGAGACGTGGTGCATTGTTCACTTTGTCAAGTACTCGACACCTCGCAAGTATTTCCACGCCGTGATGCGCATGGAAAAAGGATACAAGCCCAAGTGCATGAGTCTGCCCTTCGTCTTTCAGAACAAGACGATCGAGTACTGCATTGGCTGCTTGCCCGATAGAACCTGCTCTACCCTACGGTGCTCCTTTTCGACCATGGACGACAATCCTCGCATTATGGAAATTCCTATTTCGAGTCTCACTTGGATCCAGTTTTAATTGTACATTGACCTCCAGCTCTCCACTTGCGGCTTCTCCTGCAGGATATGGCGCGCCAGCTCCACATCAATCATGCATGGGAAGGTGATCTTTCTGTAAAACGGGTAGGACTTGGCCGTTTCCTCATCTGCAATCCGCAGAAGGTTGATGCGTGTACCCAGAGTCTCCACAGTCCGGATCAGGGTACGCACGCCCTGTTCTTGGGATGAATACTCCGAGATAATGTAGCGAATTGCCTCGTCTGTCATGTTCAACTGTCCCTTGAGTTGGATCCGATCGAGAACCTGCGGCGCAATGAACTTGGTCAGGATCGTCTTCTTTTCGTCAGCTGTGTACCCCGTGCACTCGATGATCTGCATGCGATCCTTGAGAACCGGATGAATCTTGGACTCGTCATTGAACGAGAAGACAAACAGACACTGCGACAGGTCAATGTCCACACCGGCAAAGTACCGATCGTGGAACTGCGAATTCTGCGACCTGTCCGTCAAGTGAATCAGCATATTGACAATCTCTTCGCCATGAGACGTGGTTGAGATCTTGTCAACTTCATCGAAATACAGGACCGGATTCATGCACCGGGCATTCATCACAGCGTCTGCGATACGCCCCCACGTGGATCCCTCGTATGTGAAGGAATGGCCCACAAAGGTCGATGCATCCGATGCGCCACCCAGAGAGAAGAACTCGAACGGTCGCTTGAGCGCCATGGCAACACCATTCTTGGCGAAGCTCGTCTTTCCGACTCCCATGGGCCCCTTGAGTGCGATCACATTGCCTGCACAGCCCGGGTTCGAGACCAGCTGGGCCAGAATTTGCATGACCTGGGTTTTGGCAGGGTTCATGCCGTACACTGCATTGTTCATGATAGCGCTTGACTCGGACAGAAACTTGGAGCACGGCTCGGGACCGTCGGCCAACTTGACAGGAAGGGGCACGTGCTTGCCAAATGGAATCCGGAAGAAGGAATCCACCCAGGTGCGCAGCTTGAATCCCTCACCCTCCATGGACGACTCGGTGAGCACATCAATCTTCTTGATAACAGATGCCTTGACAGCGTCCGGGATCGCCAAGTCGAGGACACGGAACTTGTAGGGCACCTCGCCACTTTGCACGAGACCAGACAGACGCTTCATCTGTTCATTCAGCTTGTGACGCTTTGACTTGGACAGGTCGTGGTAATACTCCTCTTCATCCTCATTGAGCTCGAGTGCAGGTCCATCCTCCTCCTTTTTCTTGTGGCCTGAACCGCGCTTCTTGTTGACGTACTTGTCCATGAGATCATCAATGAAATCGTCCTCGGACTCGGATTCTTCAGACTCGGATTCAGAATCGTCGACCTTGAGCTTGCTGTTGCCACCAACAATTGTGTGCAGGTGGAGTTTGACAGACACTTTGGATCCCCTGGGAAGAACAATCTGTGGAACTTCCTCTTCCTCCTCCTCTTCCTCTTCCTCTTCCGAATCAGTCTCTGCCTCGGCTTCTGATTCGGACTCGGACGGAGGAGTGTACTCTTCTTCGTCCGAGTCGCTCGGGGGCTCTTCCGGCTTCTTTAGGGTCTCGTCGCTGACCCACGTGGTCTTGTTGGTACGCCGACGAAGATTATACCGACTGGGCATCTTGCTGCCTCGCAAGGAAAAAAACAATATTGTTTCCGTTTTTATAATGGACACCATCGAATCACTTGTCGAGGAGCTTGAACTCGAAAACAAGCGTGAAGCGGCTGCCGACCCTACAACTCGGCAAGTCTTGGGACTGGTGGAGGACTTTTTAAAGCATCACCGGGTTCTTTGTTACGGTGGAACGGCAATCAACAACCTCTTGCCGGAACATGAACAGTTCTACGACTTTGATGAAGAGGTTCCGGATTACGACTTTTTCAGTGAAACGCCCCAGGAGCATGCCATGATGATTGCAGATAATATTAGTGCCCTGAAGATCCCAAATGTTGAAGTCAAGCCGGGGATGCACCTGGGTACATTCAAGGTCTTTTCGGAATTCCAGGGTGTTGCCGATGTGACCTATCTCGAGAACAAAATCTTTGATCGTCTGTGGAAGGAGGATATCGTGCGTCATGGAATCCACTATGTGAGCCCGAACTTTCTGCGCATGAGCATGTACCTGGAGCTGTCCCGTCCCAAGGGCGATGTGTCTCGCTGGACAAAGGTGTACAAGCGTCTCCAGTTGCTCAATAAACATTATCCACTGACATGCCCGGCAAAGATCAAGGTGGGGACTGAACTGGACGAGGATCAAAAGAAGGAAGTGATCCATCTGCTCAAGACCCACCCGATCGTCTTGCTGGGATTCTCGGCTGCTGAAGTCCATGCCAAGCGGACCCACTGGACAACACCCGTCACCTTGCTTGCCGAAGCTCCTACAATTGAAGCCATTACCAAGGGAAAGGCGACACACGTGACAGAGGGCAATGAACTGATTCCGAAGCGCACGGATTTCATGGATGAGAATGGACTTGTCAAGATCCGGTTTTATGAGACCCAGGCGTGCCACAGTTACCACCGGACGGCAGATGGGATCCACGTTGCGTCAATTCCAACTTTGCTTCAGTTCTTCTATGCATACATGTACACGAATGCACCGGAAGATGAACTGACACGGATCTTGTGTGTGGCCCAACGTCTTGTAGATTTGGCGGACCATGGATCTCGCGAATTCGCCCTCTTGACGCCCAAGGAATGCTTGGGACATCAGGAGACGTTAATTGATATGAAGAAGCATCGTTCAGACCTGTATGCAAGGGTGTCGAAGGACAAGGAATCGCCCGAGTACCTTGCGTCCTTCTTCAACTACACTCCGGGAGACAAGACCAGGCGTCGTAAGATTCGTGACTTGCTGAAAAAGACTCTTAAGCGCTAATTCCTAAATTTGAATGTAATTGCGTCTTGGTACGGAAGACCCGTGCAGTTCGAGCACTCCTTGACTCCGCGGAGAAGGTCAATGTAATTGTTGTTTCCATTTGGCGTGCGATTGCTGTATGCATTCACCGTCGCGGTCGAAAACATCTGATAGAACTGTTTTGACTTGTTTTGAGTAGTAACGTCTGCAGCATCACGAATGCGCATTGTCACGATTCCGGAAAGGTCGGTGCCGCGCTGTCCTCCTGCGGACATTCTTCTTACTCTTGGTACTAGATCTTTTACCCAGTGTACCACGAGGTTGCAAAGTACTGCGGTCCAGACGGACCGGGTGCCGGGTTAGGCGGAACCGATCCCTGCATCAGTTTAATGTCCGTTGTTGTGAGGGCTCGGCTATAGTACGTTAATCCGGACACAAACCCTTGGAATCCCGTCGATGCCGATCCAATCACGACATTTCCATCCTGCTGCTTGGGGAGCTGGTTGAGCGTATGGTGCTGCCGGATCAGTCCATTGATATAAATATCCACTGAATACTGGTTGACGACAATGGCAAAGTGGATCCATTTGTTGGCTGGAATGTTCGGGATCAGAACCGTCTCGGTTGCTCCAAACGTATTCAGAACGAGCATCAAGGAGTTGGACGTGCTATCGAGGTACAGGCCCGGGCAATCATTGTGAGTAAAGATGAGCCGCTTGGTTCCGTAATTGATTGTGAAATCCGAAACTGTCAGCCACCCCGCATATGAAAACACAGCACCTTCGGGCTGGTTGAACGACTTGGGGATTGTAGTTGTCGTGTCTGTATCCACAAGGCCCGACACGGATCCATTCTGCACAATGGTCTTGGTTGGATCCGATGCACCCGTCATCCATGTATAGATCCAATATCCCAGACCGATCAATAGAAGGACTCCGGCCCCCATTGCGATGTTAGTCAGACTCATTGTGTCTTACCGCGTAAAAATTAGGCGCGCGTAAATCCAGCTGTGCCCAAACGAAGTCCTCCGCGACTTTGTGGACGAGGGGGTGGATTCGCCCCGATCCAGATCCGCTGAAGCATTTCCTCGTACGTATGCGTCTGCTGATACTCAATCGTCTGCTGATTCACCGGTGTCCGAACATTGTACACATAGTGGATGCGATCGTGCGATGGCATGTACTCGTTCTTCAGGAAGCCATGGCGAGCCAGAGTCAGAGTCCAATCGAGATCCTCTCCGCGAGTTGCATCCTTGAACGGAATGAACTTGGCAATTTCGGTCATCATTGGATTCAAATGATTCGGAGGACGGAGAAACTCCTCACCTCGTGCCATGAACCCTGTAATGACGTTTGCAATGCTGTGGGTAAAGGTGTATGGTGTAATCGAGCCACGCAAGCGCATACACTCGTATGCTCCCTCGATCGTTGCCTTCAGATCCTCAAAGTAAAAGTCGGTGAGTTCATCGTCGTCATCGACAAAGGACATGTACTTTCCCTGCGCACTCTGCAAGAGGGTTTGACGTTTCAAGCCAACACTCTTTTCCCGGTTATCAAAGTTGAGACAAATCTCGACCTTGATCTCGTGGACGCTGCACATGTGACGGATGCGCTTAATAAGCGTCTGCAGCCTCTCTTCACGGCCCGGGATGGTAGGAATCAATACAGACCAATCGTACTCGTACATCTTGCGAGAAATATACGTCTTCAGGTCCTTTTCAAAGTACTGATTGTTTGTCTGATACAGACCATCCATTCCACCATATCCTGTTGCCGGGTGCTCGTGGCGGATAATGCAGTAGGGCACATACAAACACGTATCCTTCAGCTTCGTGCGGCACAGATCCGTGAGTTCCGTATCGCAAAAGAGGCTCGTGTAGGCAGGGTTATAGAGGTACCCAAAGGAGTCGTACATTTTGCGCCCAAAGACAGTCAAGGTGTTCAGCTTATCCTGCTGAAACCCATCATTGAACCAGAGAATCGCATCCGTAGATGGAAAGGTCATCATATGAGAACGAATGACGTCATCGTACCCCTTGACCTGGGGAATCATGTCATCGGACACCAGGACAATCACGTCCCACTCCCACGGAACCGATGCGACATCTGCATTGCACGCCTCGATCTTGGACTTGCTGTTTCCATACACGATATTCGACCATGCAGCCTTGGAAAGAATACGTGTCAATTCCTCGCGAACCAGATTACGGGTCATGGTCGTGTCGTCGGTATCACATGATACCAGAACACCGATCTGGTCCGGACGATTGGCCAGGTTCATGTACTTGTTCAACGTGTCCATCACCTTCTGGGGACGGGCACGTGTTGGACACTTGAGGAGAATCTTCATAATTTGTTGAAGTGGGTGATGTGTAAACTTACAAGATATTCTTGCCATCTGCATTGTTGATTTGGAACACAACCGTGTACCCAAAGAGAGAGAAGAGAGGGGATGTGGATGTTGCAGAACCGCCCGGGTTCGACGAGCACGGTGTTCCCGCGGCATAAAAGTTGGCAGCATCGCCCGGCACCAATTGACCCGGTGTAACTGTGAGTCCGCACACGGATCCGGAGAATCCCTTGGATCCACCGATGGTCGCATTGCCCAGTGCAGGCTTGGGCACACCCGGAAGCACACAGGACTTGACAAGCTTGCCGTTAATGTAGACATCCACATTGCGCTGGAAGACAGTTAGGGACACGGCAAACCACGACTGGATAGGCACGTTCTCCACCGTGCACGTGAACTTGTCGTCGTAGGATCCACCCGATCCACCAGGAGCTGAAGCCCCCGAATCGGTCGAGTCACCCGAATACGTGCTAATATTGAAATGCAGACTGTTCGTCATGGCATCCAGCAAGATACTCGGGTTCATGATCGAGTTATTCGTCGGGTCCACGCGCTGGATCACCGGCTTGTCCTGACCGAATTGATAGTTCCAGTCTGCAATGTACATCCAAAACTGCATTCCGTAATCAGACACTTGGGATGCCGGGAAGGAGGATGCATTGACAATGGTTGCCGAGGATCCATCCACGGTATTCGTCACAACCGGAACGGAGCTCGTCAAGGAAAGTTTGGTCGTTTGCAGCAAAAAGTAGACAATGATAATCGCGAGAAGCGCGACACCCACGACCCACACTGCAGACATCTTGCCCCCAGGCACTTGTCCGAGGCTGGTAGACGCATAGTTAGTGGTTACACTTGAATAACCGGGACTTGCCATTGATGCTTACAAGGAAACTTTATTATGACTAGCAATGGAAAAACGAACTTTGCCTCCGATACGAGCTTCAAGTACAATGGCAATGTATTGCAATAATTGCGGTGAAAAGGGTCACGTCTTCAGGACATGTGGCGAACCTGTCTTGTCGTGCGGTATCATTCTTCTCGATACGACCCGCCTTCCCGCATCCTTTACGACTGCATGTCTTCTCATGATCCGGCGCAAGGACAGCATGAGCTTTGCCGAAATTCTCCGGGGCAAATATGACCCTGAAAATTTGTCATATCTGGAAACACTTGTGACCAACATGACCCAGTCCGAGCAGGCCATGTTGAAAACACTGACGTTTGAGGAAATCTGGAAACAGTCGTGGGGGGAAGACCACATGACTGCAGAATTTACCCAGGCGCGCGACAAGTTCAATAGTGTCGATATGGAAGCACTGATTCGAAAGTGTCCATCTCCGTATCCGGAACCCGAGTGGGGATTCCCCAAGGGACGAAGAATACGCGCCGAGACTGATGTTGAATGTGCGATTCGCGAGTTCAATGAGGAGACCAACATTCCCCGAGAAGCCTACACGCTCTTGCGCAATGTGGTGTTGGAGGAGACCTTTACAGGACTTAACGGCATCGAGTACCGCCACGTCTACTTTGTCGGTCTCTTGAATCAGGGTGGCATGATCGATCTTACACAGCGGTTCACGTACATGCAGCGGCGTGAAATTTCAGGTATCGGGTGGAAGACATTGAACCAGTGTAGTGCATTCGTGCGTCCTCACCATCTCGAGCGTCAAAAAATGCTCAATACGCTCAAGACGATTGTCGAGACTTATGAGAGCGAGTAGCCTGCAAAGTAAATGGTGATACAGTACGACACCACGGCAATCACGTAGACCCATGACCATACTGGAAAGATCGTGGCATCCTTTGTACCCGTCCCGAACGGACGGATCCGCCCTTCGCGACCAAACGCGGCGGACGGCTTCACGTACAGGAAGAGTGCCATTAGGAACAGATAGAAGGAGACCATCCAAATGCGATGATTTTTCCGTGTGAACGGCTCCATTATCAAATCGCAACGAAAAACAATGGACTACGTTCTACCGAACCGGAAAGCATTTGCCGACTCCATCACTCGTATTTTCCTCAAGTACCGTCGCGAAGACCGGGACCCCCTCGCCGAAGATAAGGATGTCGACCTGTGTCTCAAGCAAACAACGTCACGCGAGCTCTTACCGTACCAAAAGCTGGTCCGGGACTATATGATGATCGAGACCCCGTACCGCGGCATCTTGCTGTATCACGGTCTTGGATCCGGCAAGACATGTTCGTCAATTGCAATCGCCGAGTCACTCCTGTCGTCCATGAAGGTGATTGTCATGACTCCAGCCTCCCTGCGTACCAATTACCAGGGCGAGTTCCAGACATGCCCGATCTATTTTGAACAAAACTGGAGTTCGAGGCAAGTGACTGAAGGTAACAAGGAGGAGGCCCTTGCGCTCGGCGTCTCCCCTGAATTCCTGGAAAAGTACGGACGGTACTTTGTTACTGCACCCGGACAGGCGGCTAACTTTTCTGCACTTCCCAAGACGGATCAAGATGTTGTGCGCGCTCAAGTCATTGACGTCTTGAATCGTCGTTTCAGTTTCATCAATTACAACGGCTTGACTCGCGCCAAGGTTGCAGAGCTCATCACCGAGGACGGACCGAACCCGTACGAAGACCATGTAGTGATTATCGATGAAGTTCACAACTTCATTTCCCGTATCGCCGACAAGGAGGGTGTCATCGAGCCCGTGTACAAGGCCCTGTACCGTGCCAAGCGATGCAAAGTGGTTGCCTTGTCCGGAACGCCCGTGATCAACCGTCCCAATGAAATTGCATACTTGATGAACTTGTTGCGTGGACCCATTGAGCGTATCGTGATCCCCTTTAAGAATCTGCAGGGGTGGGACGAAGGCAAAATGACCACGACCTTGCGCGAGATGCGGGACGTGGACACGATCGAGTTCAATGCAGTCAAGAAGGTTGCAATGGTCACGCGCAATCCTCCCCAGTTCTCCACTGTGTACAACAAGACGGGCGAGCGTGTTGCAGTGCAGTACAAGAAGGATATGCCGTATACTCCCGTGGCATCTGATTGGGTGACAAGTATCAAGAAGAAGTTTGATACTGAAAATGGATCAGATATTGCTGTGGATCGCGTCACTGTTGAAGAGCTCGAGTGTTTGCCCACCAATTTCGAAGAATTCGCAACCATGTTTCTCGATGGTCTCAACATCAAGAACCCTCTTCTCTTTCAGAAACGTATCCAGGGATTAGTCTCGTACTTCAAGGGTGCCGATGAACGTTTGCTGCCTCGTCGCGTGGAGGATGACAAGATGCTTGAAAAGGTGGAAATGTCCGAGGAACAATTCACCTTGTACTTGGAAACACGCTGGAGTGAGCTCAAGGCAAACAGTAAAAAGACACAGAATCCCCTAAATGAAGACTTCAAGTCTTTTCGTGTCAAGTCTCGTCTCGTCTGCAATTATGCAATCCCGGCCGATTTGCGGGCCCAGTACACGTCAAAGGATGAAGAGGATGAAAAATCTGTTCTCGATAAACCCGAGCTGCTGAATGCGTTGCGTGCGAATCCGGATAAGTACCTGTCCAAGAAGGCACTGGCCAGTTGTGCGCCTAAAATTCTCCGGATCCTCGACAATCTCGACATTGGAGATGGAGCCGAGTGGCGCAATCAGTTCGTCTACTCGCAGTACCGTACACTCGAAGGTCTTGGTGTCTTTTCCGCCGTACTCGATGCAAATGGGTGGCAGCCGTACAAGATCGTCAAGCAGAACAGTCAGTGGGTTGAAGATCCCAATATGACAGACAAACCAGCCTATGCCTTTTACTCTGGCGAAGAGAAGGAAGAAGAGCGCGAATATTTCCGCCAGATTTTCAATGGACGATACGAGCCCAAATTCCCCGAATCACTCAAGACCAGCATTGCCTCGCGCGGTAAGAAGATTTTGTGCCTGTTCATGGCTTCATCGTCTGGCGCAGAGGGAATTACTCTGGCCAATGTCCGGCATGTTCACATTATGGAGCCCTACTGGACACCTGCACGCCATGATCAAGTAATTGGTCGTGCCATTCGTATTTGCTCCCACGCAACCTTGCCACAGGAGGAGCGGACAGTCAGGGTCAGTTTTTACCTGTCCGTCTTTAATGAAAAGAAGGCCAAAACATCCGACTTTCCCAATATTGCAGCCATTCGCAAGGCGGATACATCCACCAAGCGATATGAAGGTCAGCCCGTGGAAAGTTTCATGTCCACAGACGAATATCTGTACGACGTGACCTACAAGAAGGATTTGGTGAATCAGCGTATTGGCACCTTGCTCAAACAGTCTGCCATCGACTGCGAAGTTCACCGGAAACTCCATAGTCGCGAAAAGCCTGTCTTGTCATGTATGCGGTTTGATAGCACTGTGCGTGGTGATGAACTTGCCTTCAAGCCTTCGTTGAAGTCAGATGACCAGGATGAATCCTACTTGCGCAACATGTCACGCAAGCATCGCCGCCTGCAAAAGGCCATGATCAAGGGGATCCCGTTCTTATACGATCTTGATTCGCAAGAACTTTTTGATCCGGCAGCCTATGAGGACAATCGGCGGTTAATCAAGGTGGGTCAGCGTGAATCGGAGGGCAAGGTCCGTTACGTGCTTGCCTGGTGAACATCCTCGAGCCACGGGTCGCACACCTTGGCCCAGCTCTTGAAGGTATACTTCTCAATGGCCGCACGACGAGTGTCAATGTTCTTGGCAGCCGACTCGAGTGCAGTTGCAACTGCCCCAACCTCGAACGTGGGAGCATACAGACCAAGCGGCATTCCACCCGGAAAGTAGTAGCGCGAATCAGGCGTCGTCTTGATTGTGTCGCACACCGTATCATCGAGGAAAGAACCATAGCTTCCGACATCCGTCACCACCTGCGGCGCGCCCGTGTACAGGTGCTCGAGCTGGCAGAGACCGTATCCCTCGCCGTCACTGGTATTCACGCCGATATCCGACAGATTGTAGATCTGGTTGATTGTCTCGTCGTTAATGACATTGGGCGGTGCCGTGTCCACGACCATCAGACGCTTTGCATACTCATCCACGGACAGACCATCCTTGGTCAGCGAATCCTGATAAATACGCTGAACGTCATAATATGCTCCCGACTGGGGGTTGACGTTTGTGACAATCAGGAGATGGGCATTCGGAACCGAGCCAGCCTTCAAGAGACGCACAAAGCCCATGATGGTCACATCAAGGCGCTTGCGCTGACTGTTGCGATTCATGTTCAGGTACACGAGTGCATCCGACGGAATCTTGAAGTTCGTGCGAAGAGATGCGCGCTCGCCCCGAGGCATGTTCGTAAACATGGTAGGATCCACGGCGTGCTCAATCACCTGCGGCACCACGCTACGATCCTTGACCTGGTACTTGCAGTACGTCTCGGCCCACGAATCCGTGAAGCAGTAAATACGGTCGGCGTGCTGGTTCATGCCGTCGATCAGACCCTGGTTGATACCGTGGTACACCTGGTCAACATAGAGCCAGATCTTGTACGGCGGCTTGCTGTCCTTATCGAGCTTCAGCGCCTCGAAGAACTTGCAGATGATCAGGGGGTCATTGTAGATCATGATCACATCCGGCGTCACAGTCTCCACATACTCCTTGATCTTGTTGAAGCCAAAGCCCTCCTCCTTGGGATCCTCATTCGCGGCTGCATCGTACGCGATAACACCCTCCGGGATCTTGCGGTGGCCGGGGCGATTCGGGTGGCGCTGGAATCCGAAATGGAACGTCTTAACCTTGGGAGCGAGAGACCCGAGCTGGCGAAGCATGTTGTATGCGACCTTGGAATACCCGGTTGTCTGATCAACGTGTGTACTGATAAAGAGGAAGCGCATGGTTTGCGTTTTCTCTTCCGTTCTCTATAAATCAGAATGTCTCACCAAGTGAACTCCATGCAGGACTATGTCACGGAGAAAAAGAGGCAGATTATTGCTGCCACCTACAATACCAGCCCGCCTCCCCCGAATCGCGAATACAACAGCATGTACCTTTCGGTCAAGGCAAATGCTGCGACCGTGTACACGAGCCGCCTGGCACCTCCGGCTTCGAACAATGTGAACAATGTCGCAATCGGTCCCGTTACGTATACGAGCTTGTGCTGCCTCACTGGACAAGCTGTCTAATTCGATCTTCTGAAAGACCTAGTACTGAAAATAATGCAGTAAATCGAGCCTTGTCGGCGGTGTCGTTTTTGAACGCATCCTTTATCACTCTTTTTTGTGCTTCGAGGTATTTGTCGATCTCTTCTGGAGTGTGAGAAACGACAAACAAGTAATCCCCCACAAATGAGGAACACGCCATACCATTCCTATCTTTTCCGTCACCTAGGCCTAGACCAGGTGGCATCTCCATTATTCTGAATCCGGCAGCAGCATACAGCTCAAGAGAGGCATTTGTAAACTGTAATGTACTGATGTATGTTTTTTCACGGTACACTGCAATTGGTGCTCTCTCTAGGAATTTAGCTTTGAGGTATTCTTCGAACTCTGCGCGTTCGCAGGAACTTCCATCACGCGAATTAAGCCAATTAAGAGTAAACGTACCGGATTCTAGATTGAAGTACACTCCGGCAAGCTCAACTAAAAGTTCACCGGCTCCATGGATTGTTGTTGCCTTTACACGCATGGCAAGTGCTGAATGATTGACTCCAATCTCGAGTGGCGAGTCCACCTGTGCAATCGCCAGTTGAACCGGTGACCCTGGTCCGGTCTTATACAAGATCCACGTGTACACACCTTGTGGTAACCCGCCGATGTCTTTGTAAAGGGGCATTCCGTACACGTAGTTGATATACAAGTCTTCTCGTTCGGGAGGGAACACCAAGTAACGTTTTCCGTTGGGCCATCTAACGGGTCTAGAAAAACACGGCATCGATGTTTTGTATAAAAGGTCAGGATCAACTACCTTGTAGCCTCGTTCCCAAACCTCTTGACATGCATCACGTGGCGGTGCTCGACCCATCGGACCTCTGCTCAACGAGAACCCTTCTTCCATTGCTTATTCGCATATAAAGAATCAGTGCGCCTAGATACAAATGCCAGGGGCGTTGATGCAACTGGTGTCCGTAGGGGCACAGAATGAACTGGTTAACGGAAAACCGTCCATGACTCATTTCCGTACAGTCTATCGCCGGCACACCAACTTTGCCATGGAACATATTCGCTTAACCTTTGGAACGTCCAACCTTGACTTTGCACCCACAACTAAACGACTCTTGTCGACGCGTATCGATCGGTACGGTCAACTTGTCAATGACTGCTACCTGGTCTTGACACTGCCGGATATTTGGTCACCTCTCGTTTCCGTCTCGCCTCCTCCCACCGGATATGATCCTCGATGCACGGCAATCGGATATGAATTTCAGTGGATCAAGAACATTGGGTACAATTTGATTGATTACATTGAATTGACAATCAATGGTGTCTCGATCCAACGTCTTAACGGCGAATTCCTCAAGTTTTATTCGTACTTTACCCACGATGCCGCCAAGCGCATCCTTGTCGATCAAATGATTGGAAATGTACCCGAAATCTATGATCCGGCAAATGCATATGACCGCCAAAACCAATACCCTCATGCAATCGCCGTCACTAGCACGACTGGCCTTGCCGCACCCATGACCACCGTGCCTGAACCGAGCATCCGGTCCCGTCAACTCATCATCCCTCTTCATTTCTGGTTTTGCGAAAACCCCGGACTGTCTCTTCCATTGATTTCCCTCCAGAATTCCGAGGTCTTTATCAACGTATCGCTCCGTGCCGTTCAGGACCTGTATACGATTATTGATACGAACAACTCGTCGCCTACGTACGGTCAGCGCATCGAGCCGGCTGGATTGTACCCGCTTCAGTTGTTCCTCTCGCCTCCTACAGCTGCCGGTGCGCCCAGCAATCCGTCGGTGACAACCTTTTTCTCGGATCCCTACCTGGAATGCAACTTCATTTCCCTCGATGATACGGAGAGCAACCAGCTTGCCGTTGCAGACCAGACGTTCATGTTCAAGGAGGTCCGTACCTTTTCCAACACGGGACAGTTTGGACCCAATACTGAAATTCAACTCCCGGCGTTCAACTTGGTCACGCGTGTCTTTTTCGCCGCGCGTCGTACCGATATGGAGTTGAACAATCAATGGGATAATTACACGAACTGGCAGAACCCCGATCGCGCACCCTTTACGCCGAATACATTGAGTATCGCCTCGTCTCTCTATTCGAGCGGACAGTACCAGATAACGTCTGTATCGCCGAGGGACAGCGTGATCGACGGTGTCATTCTTTTTAACGGCAAGGATCGGTTCTATACCAAACCCGTGTCGTACTTTTCCCTCTTGCAGTCGTATCGCCACACAACCGGTACTTCGTCATCCGTTCTCCCGGGCGTATACATGTACTCCTTTGCACTGAACAATGATCAGTACCAACCGAGTGGCGCCTTTAATGCGAGTTTTATCGACAAGGTATCGCTGCGTCTTACACTTCAGCAGCCTCTGCCATCCAGCACTGCGATTGCCGGTGCGACCCAGGTTTGCGTTCTTCGCTCCACCGTCTTCAACCAGAACCCCGTGATCATACCTGCTGCAAACTTGAATCTTATCAATCCGACGACAGGCGCACTTTTGTATCCGCCGTCCGATGTCGTGACAGTTGTGCAAACGTCGACTGGGTCACTTTTATTCAATTACACCTACGACGTGATTACATACGTTGAGTCCTACAACTTTATCCGGATTGTCAGTGGACTGGCAAATCTCGTGTTTGCAACATAACAATGGATCAGCACGTTCCAGCTGTGGGACCAGTTACCGAAATCACAGTTGCCCAGATCAAGACGGCCAAGGATACCGTTGATGTCCTTGATTTGATTCCAAAACTGTGTGGCGGCGTTGTCAAATTCGAGGTCCAGCCCATCTACACTCAAGTCCGGACCAAGAAACTCCTGACAACGTCGGAAGATGAAGACAAGCAGGCGGGGTTTCCGGCAGTCCAGTTCTATGTCGAATACACGGACAAGGAAGGCGGGCATACCGATTCATACAAGACAACAGAGACTGTAACGCTGGGCGAGTACAATACATGGGGACAGATCTTGTGCGCGCCCCAGTCTATGGCCTATCAGTTAAGCGTGTGGGCAGCCATTGGTGTCATGGGATTCTTGGCCATTGTCTTGTGGGTCGTCAATATCATCTATGCGTGGAAGATCTGGGACACAAACACGAAAAACTTTGATGCTGGATTAAATTCGTCAGATAGCCGGTTCAGTGACGTTGGTAGCTTCTTTGCTCGAGTCGCATCCTGGGTTTCTTCGCCCGTGTTCAAGTTCTTTATGGCAATCATGGCAGCTACGGTGCCCTTTGCAACTGCCTTTGTCGACATTCTCTTTTACTTCTTTGTGATTGCCCCGGGATCCAAGATGGTAGGAACAGAATCTATTGTCGATGGGAAGTAATGATTGAACTTCACTGGGTTGTGGGCGGGCTTGTGACGGGTCTCGTCTTGTCCACTGTTTTTATTCCACCTACACGCATTGAGAAACGTGTGCCAACTCCGACGGATCCCTCGACTGTTTATACGACGGATACGGGATGTGTTCGTCTGACCCCGGTTGAAGTTCCGTGCACAACCGAGCCAGAATCGTTCAATCTTTTAGCATCCTTCAAGTAATGATCACCCAAGTACTTGAACGAGGAGCATCGTTCTTTTCGTTCATTATTGGGCTGGGAATCGCAGCCCTGCTTTTCCACCGTAATTACGAGACCAAGACACAACTTGCAGTCCCGCTCCAAGATGCAACGACCAAGGTAAGTCAGTTTGACGGAAAGTGCTATCGCTTCCGCGTCGAGGACGCATCTTGTGAATTCGCGTCTTCCTTATAAACAAAAATGGACGACGCAACATCCCTTGACGCACTGCTTCCTAGTCCCCAAGGTCCTCAATCGGCTGGCCCTTCGGTGCCGATGCCGTCCGGTCCCGGGCCCACATCCGGTATGACACCGTCGTTCAAGCCAACGCTCCCCGCGATGGGTTGGATGTTTCGGAACCTCAAAATCTACTTTTGCTTCTTCTTGGCGGCTGCACTCATTTCGCTCTCGACCCCCCGCAATCTCCTGCTCCAGTACTTTCCGAATGCATACACATCCGGAGGCGTCGTCAGTTACACGGGCGCGGCAATTCTCGGTGCTGCAGGTGTTGTGATTTCTCACCTCCTGGTTGTGTTCCTGTCGAGTATGGGCGTCTAAACACAATTTCTCCTATGTAGTCAATGTACAGACAGCCGCCCGTTCGCGTGCATCCGCGTATTCTGTTGGGTGCGGGGCATATGCTAACGCCTGCATTTGTAGCGCGACACAAGATTACTCATGTAATTAATTGCGCATTCCCCGAAGATTCGCCCCTGTGGTTCCGGAAAAAGTTCCCGGATCAGTATGCGTGCATGGGTGCTCTCGATTCCGTCCATGTGCGGATTTTGGATTGGTACCCTCGCTTCGAGTCAACCATGCGCAAATTTCTCCGTGAATCAAATGGAACCATTTTTGTCCATTGTCAGGCCGGTATTAACCGGTCTGCCTATTTACTCCTCTTTTTCATGACGGTGAATTTCAATCAAGACTTTGGAAAGCTAGTGCGGGAAGTGCGGAAATATCGGACCGTTTGTACCAACCCATCCTTTATGAAGGAAGTAGCAACGGTTCTGGCAGTTGGATAGTCGAAAACGAAATCTGTATTCGTAAAGAACAGGGAGATTGGCCCCCAACATTCTCCACATTCAAAATGACATCCTCTATCCTTTCCCCCACAATCACCCACCACCTCTTCTTCTGCAGCGAGCCCCAGTGCTCAAACCAAGTCAGCGCCTACAACGACATGTGCCTCGAGTGCGAGTGCGAGGCATCCACAATTTCCGAGTGCCCGGGCTGCGGCGACGTCACTGCCAACGGCTACTGCTACGACTGCTGGCAGGAGCGCTTCGGCATGGACGAGGAGCCGGTGAGCTGGTACAAGCCAATCTGCATGGGTTGCGACAATGCCTATGCGCGTGACGGCGGCGAGTACTGCGACGACTGTGCAAACAGGCACAAGTATCCCTTCCGTTACGTCTGCAGCCGTTGCGACGAGACGTTCCGGATGGCCAAGATGGCGAGTACAGACGAACCGATCTGCGGAGAGTGCCACCTCGAAGCGGCTGACATCGTGCAGACGTGGTGGCGCAGCGTTCGGGAGCCCAAGGCTCTGACACCGATCCGGATCCCCAAGCTCCCATGCGCAGATTGCGGATCCGTGCCTCCTGACGGACACTTCCCGTGCTACCGCGACGACGATCCTCTCTGCGCCCAGTGCGGGGAAACCACCTGCCTCGAGTGTGGCAACCGCTTCGTAGCCGAGGCGCTCAATACATTGGCGGTCTGCCGCCCGTGCAAGCAGATGCTCGATGAGACCAAGCGCTACTGCCAGTGGTGCGACGGCTACTACAACCTCAAGTTGGGCGACGCGGAGAGGGTCCAGTGCTACGATTGCGAGAAGTACAGCTGCACGTGCGATGACTCGGGGCGGATGTGCAACTTCTGCGCGGAGGAGTACAAGGAGCCGTGCCGCGGCTGCGGAGTCTACAGCGATTTGTGGGCGGACGACACGTACTGCCGCAAGTGCTACGTAGTTCGCTACGGGTACGAGTTCCCCCCGAAGACGGTGCCGCCCATCATGAACCCGGAGAACGTGTGCGAAGAGTGCGGCATGGAAAGCTTGACCGACTGCGACTGCAAGGTCGAGCCGGAGCGCAAGCCCCGCGGCTGTTGCGGCTGCTGATACCCCGGCTGCTAGAGAGATCCACAAAAAAACCTTTTTACATGGAACCGTCTATCAATATATGGCGCTATAGTCTAGTGGTTAGGACAGGAGGCTTTGAACCTCTTAACGCAGGTTCGATCCCTGCTAGTGCCAAACAGGTGTGTCCGAGTTGGTTAAGGAGGCAGGCTTAAGATCTGCTGGAGAAATCCTCGTGGGTTCAAATCCCACCGCCTGTATTCTTTTTTGCACACGATGCACAATTTCCGACCAAACGGTCTGATTGGGCATTCATGTAAAGTCCCACAGCAACGACAAGGAGTACTACAATCAAGATCCAAGCCCACGCCATTTACTTACGAGTCCGACGAGATTTGCGCCGGGTGCGACGACCTCCACGCCGGGCCGGGGAGCCTGGATTCGAAGGTGGTTGAGGATTTTCATTGTACTCGATGCTTGCAGGGAAGTTATTCTTCATTAGTTCATACAACGGTTCAGAACCATGGATAGATGCAAGAACGGTACCCCTTGATTCAACAGTGACCGCATCTTCGTCGATTTGAATCATGGTGTTTTGGTCAGCCGACGACTTGATCTGGTACGCAGCTGGCTTTTTGATCACAGAAAGCCCTCCCGATGGAAGATAGACCTTCGATCCCTTGTAGGAGACTGACGAGAGCTCATCGTTTATCAAAGTGATTTCCCAGTCGCCAGCTGAACTTTTAAAAGGCAACGGCATTACTTACTTACACGAATATCTTGAACGAGTGGTATGGACGTCTTCAAGGTCCGCAAGATTCGGGAAACCGGATCCTCATCGATGGGTACGCTGGACTCTGTTCATCATGACATTGTCCAGGGTCTCAAGGACTCCAAGACAAAGAAGGTAGAGTTAACGGAAGAACTCGAGGGTCTGCGTAAAAAGATCGAGGAAACACGAACGTCCAACGACATGAAAGTGATCTTGCAATGCTCGGAATGGGAAAAACGCGTGCGTGAAATTGAAGAGGAAGTGTCGCATCTCAATCCGATCGAGGGGTACTACTTGAAGAACATGGACATCTTGACGGAATACTACAAGCGATCGGAAGCCCCTAGTCTAGCCGTTGCTTCACCCAAGGATGCCAATACGTTCCTGAAATTCTTTGCCTCTGCTGCTCCTGCTGAAGGTGTGTCTCGCAAACAGATCTTTGACGAGTACGTGACACGCATGAAACTGTCGAACTGCCCGGATGTTGTCCAGCAAATGACTGAACACTGCAACCAATGCAATGTCGCGCGCGAAGAAATCAGTTCCGAGGGAATCTTGGTCTGCCCGAACTGTGGATCGGAAGAGTATGCTCTCGTGGTTTCGGACTTTCCCTCCTTCCGGGACCCGCCCAAGGAACGGAACAATTATGCATACAAGAAAATCAACCACTTGAATGAGATTCTGAACCAGTTCCAAGCCAAGGAATCCACCATGATCCCGGAGGAGGTCATGAACGAAGTGGTTCTTGAAATCCGGAAACGGCGGATCAATAACATTGCAGACTTGACGGAAAAGGAGATTCGTGAAATCTTGAAGAAACTGGGCCGATCCAAGTACTACGAACACGCCGCCCACATTCTGTCGCGTTTGAACGGGAATCCACCACCGACCATTACCCCGGAAATCGAGGAAAAGGTCCGCAATATGTTTCAAGAAATCCAGGCACCGTTCCTGCTGTATTGCCCGAACGACCGGACCAATTTCTTGAGCTATTCGTACATCTTGTACAAGTTTTTCGAGCTGCTGGATCTCGATGAGTACAAGGTCTACTTTCCGCTGCTCAAGTCACGAGACCGACTGATCGCGCACGATCACATCTGGGAGAAGATCTGTTCCTACTTGAAGTGGGAATTTATTCGTAGCGTTTAGTAAATGCCGCCACTTGAAGTGGGAAAGAAATACTATGTCGAACCGAAGATGGCACATCTTCACATGATCAATGCCAATACAATCATGAACAATCCAGACATTCGAAAACCGCCGATTGCAAAGTATCTTGGCGGAAAAACCTTCCTCTTCGATTCGGATACTGTTGCACTCGGAGTCCATACAGAACTCAAGAAACCATTTTGGGTCTTTACGCCCGTGGATGGAGGAGATCCACTTGCAGTCGATGACAAAAATGATCCCCAACCTCTCGAGGGCGGACGTACCCGCAAGCGCAAGTCCCGCAAGTCCGGGAAATCTCGCCGTAGCCGTCGGTAATCCGAGGTTTTAACACATTGGGAGTCTATACACAAAATGTCGCACGTAGTTCGCGTCGCGGGGCGAATGATTGAACTTTCGGGGCTGCACGGTATATGGCTTGGAACCAAATTTCCATTCGGATCGCGGATCACGCTGTATTATACCAATGGATCCCCCACGCAGACGATCGACTATGAGTATGGTCAGTGGGAACAGGCTGAAAAGGATAGGAACATGATAAAGGCCTTATGCCCACGAGATCCGGTAAAAAGCAGTGAACGTCCGACGGGAGACACTGCACCCGGGGAACGTCTCCTTTAACACATTCTCCACCCTATCGCGAGACACGTACAATGGAGCTTCAATAAACACATACTTCTCGCCCATACGAGCAGCATCGGCTGCCTCGCGTTCGGATGTTCGGATAAAAAGATCGATACGGTTGTTTTCATCGGATAATGTACGGAGCTCTTCTGCACTAGGCATTACTTGAGTGTGCGTAATCTCGTTAAAATTACTGCAAGAGTGGGCCGGGTGCCTGACGCTTCACAAACATCTGCTTCATTCTCTCCGGGCCGAAGGACTCGTCCACGACCATACGTACCACATCTGGATCGAACGTCTTGCACGAAAACACATCGAGGTACATGTCATTTGTCTCTTCACAAAAGTGGGCGCAAATGTTGGATGTCTCGATCAACTGAACCAGTGTGTACCCCTTCTTGTTTCCCTCTCCAAACATGACAATCTGGGGCTTGCCGAATGCAACCATATCAATCTCCTTGACAAGACGGTGTGTGAAGGTCTCGATGGTCCGAGGGCAACGGATCGTGTGAGGGGTGCAGCGGGCAACGTCGAGCATAAGATGGTATCCCCACGACATGATAGCTATATCTTCTCTCGTGAAAATGTAATGAAGTTTTCGTTTCCCGGGCGCGCCCCGGAAATCAATGGGCATGTCGTAAACCTCTTACTAAACATCGTAATGCTTGCGGTGGTGTATGCAATTCTAGGCGCAATCGTGTCAGTCTTTGTCGACAATCTGTTTCCCAAGTACTCGGACTCTTGGAAAGAGCTTCCTTCATACATCCAGGTTGCCGACGTCTTGTCTGAATATTCGATGCTTGCCTTGTTAGCCTTCTTTTCCGCGTATTTTGTAGATTATGTTGTCCCCTACTTTCCGATCCGTCGCGATCTCGAGACGTATGTGGAAGTATTTGGCGGGCGCATGGTCTTCATGTACGTTGTCTTCATCTTTGTGCAACGGGATTTAGATGAGAAGGTTCGGTTCTTGTACAGCGAGGTCTTCACTTCCTACGACGTCCTCCGAAAACAGCGGGAGAACTTCCAACGGAAGCCGAAGATTTGAGAGCAATCGCATAGAACGGGTAGTACAGGTAGGGGAAGAGGAAATCAATAAAGGCCCACAGGTACGAGCCATAGGTATCAAACGACAACTTGGCCGCACCGTAGTGGAAGATCAGCAGGGGAATGCTGCCCAGTAACACGAGGATAATCGTGTACAGACTCGTTCCGGCAACCACGGCCGTATCCACCGCAGACGTTGCCGTGTTTCCAACAGCCGATGCAACAGTGGGAACGACGGAAGACTTGCACATTCCGCTCGTTGAATCAAACACTTGTCCGGCGGGACACGGAACCGGAACTGGGGGAATACCTGTAGGTGCAGGTGTGCTCATTTACGTGATATCAGGAAATTTATTAGCTCACTCAAAGTAAAATGTCCACCGACAAGGCTGAAGACCGCAAAGATGCTGCAGTTCCCGCGCCGGTTGTTGTCGAGCCCCCGGCTGTTCCTGCACCCTCGTCATCCTCGGAGATTGCGACGGACTCTACGCTCTTCAAGAACTTCGATGCCAAGAATCCGGTTCCTACCATTCTTGCCGTGTATGCTCACTTCCAGACGCTCAAGGGAGTCACGGACGAGGAACGCACCAAGCTTCTGACAGGCGTTCTTGTCCACCTCGTGGACACGGCCCCGGGTCTCCCGGATGACAAGAAGGGCGATGCCAAGGCACTGATGCAGACACTTGTGCCCCACGTTATCCAGGCCATTGAAACCGTCAAGAAGGAGGTGGAGTCGCTTATCCCTCCCCAGCTCAAGGCGGTGGAGGCCAAGGTCAAGTCGTGCTTTGGCTGGTAATTACATGGAAGATGCGCAAAACACACAATGGGCATTCCGTACTATGTTGCATCCCTGCTGAAAACTCACCGAACCATCCAGACCCGGTATGACACGTTTGAGTGTGATGTCTTGGGACTTGATTTTAATTGTTTTATTCACACAGTTCTTGACGACGCAGATCCGATCGGAAGCGTAGTGAAAGGACTCCGGACATACCTGGACCGTATCCGGGCAAGGACCATTGTGGTGGCATTCGATGGATTAGTCCCGTATGCAAAGATGGTGCAGCAGCGGTACCGTCGATTCAAGAAATCTGACAAGGGAGTGTTTGACAGAAACCAGATTTCACCGGGCACGACCTACATGCTTGAGTTGGAGGCAGCCTTGCGGGCCGCGTTTCCGCATTTGATTGTATCCGGGACGTTGGAGCGTGGAGAGGGCGAGCACAAGTTGTTCACATACCTGCGAGGGTACGAGGGCCCTCGGCGTCGCATTGCCATCTACGGCCTGGATGCAGATCTGGTCCTGATCGCATTGGCCCAGCACCGGTTGGGCGATATCTACCTCTTGCGTGATGACGATGCCTTTTCCGTGACAGCCCTGATTGCCGCCTTGCCTATGCCCGTCGACGACTATGTTCGCAAATGCATTCTCTGTTTCGGGAACGATTTTATGCCGACTTTGGGAATGTTCTCGTTGCGCCATCACGGTCATGCGCGGGCCATGCACTTGACACTTGAAAAGGCTGCTGAACAGGAGACGGCTGTCTTGGTGAAGTCCATTCCGTCCGAGGATGGGTATGCCCTCGAACTCCGTCACGGATTGCGTCTTGATGGTATCTTGGATTGGAAGCCCGTGGTCCAGGCGTTTTGGAAGACGTATATGTGGACGCTCGAGTACTTTACGACATCTGAAGTTCCGGATTGGTGTTGGGTGTACCCGTATGCAGAGGCACCACTCGTCCAAACCCTTGTGGATTTCGTCGAGCCGATGGAGTTTGAGTGGGAGTACCCGGACCCCCCATTTGGGATTGCCGAGCAGCTTGATTTCATTTTGCCCAAGTCGGGGGATTACCTGTATAGCGAAGAGACCGAGACACGGCCGTTATGGATGAAACGATTTGCATGGGAGTCTGACCCGTTGATTCACTTGCCATGGGATCCGGCGCGCCCACCTACTTCTGTTTCGGAGTGGGGGAGTAAAACACTCCGTAAATGATGAGAAACGCAGCGGCAAGGTTGCCGGCTGCATGATAGGTTTGCATTGCCTTGGGCATGATATCCTTCAGCATCCAAAGGTGCGTGCCGATAACGACTGCAAGTCCAACATACACAGCCCAGACGTTCATTTATCTTATTGCAAGCGAAGAACTCCGCCGACGAATCGGAGTTTCCTTCCTGATGCCTGCTGCTGACGAGGGCGCAATGACACTTCAGTGGCCGCAGTCACCTCCATATCCGTAATGACCACGACATCCTCGGCAATTGATACTTCAAAGTTATTGCTTCGAGAAGTTGCATATTCCCCTTCCACTTTGATCATTTCATTGATCTTCCGTAACGCCGCGATTCCCGACGCATCTTGGAACAACCTCCAGTGCTTCCGGATATGCACGTAATACGCACCGCGATATTCCTGTGTCGATCGTGTCTTGACAACATTCCGCAAGGTCTCCAAACACGAATCGACCGACAAGTACACGGGCTTGTGTAGACGACGATTCACGGAATTATGGAGACGAAATGTTGCAACCAAAAAGGATTGACGCGAATTCATCATTCCGGGGAATTGGACACGATACCCAGTGAGCGCATTGGCAAAGTGGTCCCGGCATGAAGGGCACGTGATCGTCTCTTGGAACAAGGTCAGCCACTTGGTCATTAATACCCGCTCTGCGTCCGATGGCGAGTCGGGATACAAGGACGCCATTGAATGGAGCGTCATCCATCCGAGCGGGCCCCACACACTTGTCATTATTTGATTATGCGGGAATCATTCCGGCTGTCATACCGCCATCCAAGATTTCCTTAACAAGATGCGGAGGAGCCTTTGAGCTCACCTTGATACCCGCCTTGCGAAGATGATCACGAGCCTGTGTATCTGTCATTGAACGAACTGTACGACGAATGTTGCGTTCACGCTTTTTCCGACCCGATTCCGTGAGAATACGAAGAGTACCCTTGCGAAACGGAGGGGGTCGTGCAGGGTCCCGAACACCTTCTGCCTTCCGTGTCATGCGCAACGAGCTCTTGGGATACGTCTTTTGGGTACGTTTTCCCGCCTTTGGCAGTGGGACTGGAGCTGGAGCCGGAGCCGGAGGACCCCCTGTCTTGACAATCTTGTAGACCGGCTTTGTGTCTGTCATTGTTAAAAACGAAGACCTTTTATTTACGGAGAACGTTTACCATAGTACCATGGAGTGGGCAGCAGCATCCGCATATTTCGCAAGCGGCGTTCGTCGTCTCGTGGACCACCAGCTCGACTCCTTTGAAGATTTCGTTCGCAACAAGATTCCACTGATTGTCCAGTCTACGCCTCCCATCACGGTGTGGCACGAACTCGATGAGGCCACGAAAAAGTACAAGTACGAGTTCCGTCTTCTCTTTGAGAATGTCACCTACACCAAGCCCAAGCTTCAAGAGGCGACCGGACGCGTCAAGCCAATGCTTCCTGCAGAGGCACGCATTCGCAACTTCACTTATGCGGCCCAGATGCATGCGGATATCCGGTTTGTGGCTCGCACCTACAAGGGCGAGAAGCTTGATACATTTGACGAGGAGTCGCGGGTCTTTGAGGGTATTTCCATGGGCAAGCTCCCCGTCATGCTCGGATCCAGTCTGTGTCTCCTCAAGGACTACCCGGCATCCTTGGCCGAGATGGGCGAGTGTTCGCATGACCCACTCGGGTATTTCGTCGTCCATGGCTCGGAGCGCACCATCCTTTGCCAGGAAAAGGTGGCGGATAACCGGATCATGATCTTTCAGAACAAGCGTACGACATCCAAGCATCTCTATTCGGTCGAAATGAAGTCGCTGCACGAGTCCTTCACCACTCCGCCCAAGAAGCTCGAGATCCGTTTGAGTTCCAAGTTCAATGGATTCGGATACCCGATGATGGCCTGTGTCCCCAGGTTCCGTGAGGACATTCCAGTTGTCGTGTACTTTCGAGCCCTCGGTGTCGTGACAGATCGCGAGATTACACGACTCATTTGGGGCTCCGAGACCGAGTCTCATTGCGAGTTGCTGGCTGCATCGTTCCGCGACGCATCTGAACTTGGAATCTTCACCCAAACAGAGGCAGTGTCGTACCTCTCGAACCACCTGCAGTATGGCACCAACCAGGAGGATAAGTGTGCATATGTTCGTCATTTGCTCACGACCGAGTACCTGCCTCACGTTCGATTTGCCGGCGAGATCACCACTCCGGAGATCTTGAACGCTCGTCGTGCCGTTCTGACTGCGTCCATGATTCGTCGACTGCTCCTGACGTATTGCAAGCACATTCCACTCGATGACCGTGATGCCTACCCGAACAAGCGCGTTGTCACAACGGGTGCCCTGTTAACTCACTTGTTCCGTCAGCTGTTCCAAAAGGTGTGCAACGATACTCGCAATGAGTTTGTGCAGGAAGTCAATAACGATAACTGGAAGAAGGGTGAACCGCGGCCGCTGGAGATTCTGTCCATCAATAACCTGTACAAGATCCTGAAGCTCTCGACCATTGAGGGCAAGTTGAAGCAGGCACTGGCCACTGGAAACTTTACCGTGCTTGGACTCGGCACCTCATCCTCAACCTCTCTCTCCAACGCCACCAAGGTTGGTGTATCCCAGGTTCTGGCTCGCATGTCCTATGCATCCACCCTCTCGCATCTGCGCCGCATCCAGACACCGGTGGAAAAGTCGGGTAAGTTGTTGGCACCTCGCAAGCTCCACGGCACGTCCTGGGGGTTCATGTGTCCGGTCGAGACTCCGGAGGGTCATTCAGTCGGTATCGTCAAGACCATGTCACTGCTCACATCGGTCTCGCAGCACGTGCCCTCGCACACGATTCTCCACTTTCTCCGCGACTATCCCTTGACGTGGGTGGAGACCCCGCGTGTCTATGACGGAACATCCATTAGCGTGAACGGTGTTCTGGTTGCGTATACGTCCAACCCTCACAGTCTCGTGACGGCTATGCGCGCAGCCAAGCACTCGATGCGCCTTCACCCCCATACGTCAATTGCCTGGTTCACTTTGCTGAATACGATTTGCATCGAGACGGATGGTGGTCGTGTTGTGCGTCCGGTGTTTCGTGTTGGCACCCAGCCACCGACGGGCGGGGCAGCCAAGGACTGGAATAACTGGGTCAAGACATGCGTCGAGTACATTGATGCCTCCGAGACGGAGACGCTCCGGATCGCCCTCACGCGCGACTTGATCACGACGCACACGCATTACGAGATCCACCCATCGCTTCTGTTGGGACATATGGCAGCTACCATTCCTCTTTCGGACCACAACCAGTCGCCTCGAAACACCTATCAGTCAGCCATGGGGAAGCAGTCCATGTGTATCTACGCGAGCAACTTTGCCAAGCGTCTGGACAAGAACGCCTACGTTCTCTGCTCCATCACCCGCCCGATTGTCGAGACCCGGAGTATGAACATGCTCAAGATGCACGAGATGCCGTTTGGAATGAATGCCATTGTTGCCATTGCATGTTACGGTGGCTACAACCAGGAGGATTCGATCATCATGAACCGGTCTGCTGTGAATCGCGGACTGTTCCGGGGACTCTATTACACCATGTACAAGGACGAGGAGCATCGGAATGTCACCTCGGGCAGGGAGGAAAAGTTCATGCGTCCCGAGAAGAAGAGTACTCGCAAGTACAAGAACACGAGCTATGCAGCCGTGAATGAGAATGGTATCCCGATCTTGAATGCAACTCTCCAGGAGAATGATGTTGTGATTGGCAAGGTGGTGAATCTCCGGCATGATACGGCCGGGTACTCGTTCCGCGACGCTTCGACCACGCACAAGAACTCCGAGCCTTGCCGCGTTGATGGTGTGTGGCAGGACAAGAATTCAGATGGGTATCCGTTTGTCAAGGTCCGCGTTGTGTCCGAGCGTGTTCCCCAGGTGGGTGACAAGTTTTCAAGCCGCCACGGTCAGAAGGGAACTGTTGGTATGCTCCTGAATGAGGAGGATATGCCCTTTGCAGCATCCGGGTTGCGTCCGGACTTGATTATGAATCCTCACGCGGTTCCTTCCCGCATGACAATTGCACAGTTGATGGAGTGTATCTTTGGTAAGATCTGTACCAAGAAGGGATCGCTTGCAGATGGCACGCCGTATAACCATCTCAAGGTTGATGAGCTCCGGAAGCAAATGGCTGAATTGGGCATGCACCCGTACGGCAATGAGGTCTTGTACAATGGACAGACGGGCGAAATGATGGAAGCCGAGATCTTCATGGGCCCGACCTTCTACCAGCGCCTCAAGCATATGGTGATGGACAAGCAGCATTCTCGCGCCCGCGGCCCCATTGTGTCGCTCACTCGTCAGCCGTGTGAGGGCAGGAGTCGCGATGGCGGTTTGCGTGTTGGAGAGATGGAGCGCGATTGTATGATCTCACACGGTGCCTCGGTGTTTACCAAGGAGCGTCTGATGGATGTGTCTGACCCATTCCTCACGGGAATCTGCAAGACGTGCGGCACTCTTGCAGTCGTGAACCCGGCAGAAGGAATCTATTCGTGTGGTTCGTGCGGCAACATGACGGATTTCGTTCAAAAGACCATTCCGTACGCAATGAAGTTGTGGATGCAAGAGTTGGAGGCCATGCATATCGTCCCTCACATGATCATGAGCTAAAGGTAGAAATCCTCATGTTTCATTCCACACGCAAACAAATCCGCCTTGTTCGTACTTCCTGCAATGGTTTGTTCATCCGGTGATTCAATAGCAATCGGGTACAGCATGGCATCGCGACGACATCCTAGTTCAGGCGTGTCAAACAAGACCCAGTCGGTCACAAAATGATTTTTGAATGGAATGGCCAAATCGTCAATGGAAAAGAGATCAGACAAGTACTTGGCATAGCGATGCGTGACCATGTAACATTGTGCTCCCCATGGATTGGACGTTCCGACATTCCGGATAATATACTCTCCGCCCACACAGGACCATTCACCTTGTGGAAAGTTAACGTACCCGAGCGACAAGACATCTGTATTGCCTTCCATCATGTGTGGAGTCAATGCATCCACTAGCCTATTAAAGTGTTTGTGGAATCGGACGTCATCTTCAATGATGATACCGAGTGGTTCACCGCTTCTTGCAAACTCTGCCAGGGCACGCATATGACCCATGGTTGCTGCACATCCGGTGGGGTAGGATGTATTCCTTTCGAAACACGTCTTGCCCCGACGCTGCACCTCTTCATCTGTCCATAACGGGGAAGGGACCAGCACGATGTCGAGACCGAGTGGTTCTGCGGCTTTTATCAGCCTCTCGCCGCGCCCCCGGTCGCAATTGACTGCATAAATCCGCATTCCACCTTCCTGTGTTTTGTGTGTAGATTGTTTGCCGTAAGAAAAAAATATTGGCATTGAACACAACAAGCAATATGGGTGGTGGTCTTCTTCAGCTCGTCAGCTACGGTGCGCAGGATATCTACATTTCCGGTAACCCCCAGATCACGTTCTGGAAGGTGCTGTTCAAGCGTCACACGAACTTCGCGATGGAGTCCATTGAGGTGACGTTCAACGGCCAGGCGGACTTCAACCGCCGCGTGACGGCCATCATCAACCGTAACGCCGACCTGATGTACCGCACGTACGTGCAGGTGGTTCTGCCGACGATCGATCTCTCGTCGACGAACAACTCGACGGTTTCCCGCTTCCGCTGGCTCAACTACGTGGGCCACCGTCTGATCAAGACGGTTGAGCTCGAGATCGGCGGCCAGCGCATCGACCGCCAGTACGGCGACTGGATGCAGATCTGGACCCAGCTGTCCCAGGATGCGGGCACGATCAAGGGCCTCGATGACATGATCGGCAACACGCACGACCTCGTGCTGATGAAGGACCGCAAGGGCTACGCGCTGGACCAGTCGTGCGCCGGTGCCGAGCTGACCAACACGTGCGCGCCGCGTGCGGGTACCCCGGCCAAGACGCTGTACATCCCGCTCCAGTTCTGGTTCTGCCGCAACCCGGGCCTGGCGATCCCGCTCATCGCGCTCCAGTACCACGAGGTGCGCATCAACGTGGAGTTCGAGCAGTGGGTCAACTGCTGCTACTACGAGGGCACGGCGACGACGGCGATCCAGTCCCTGACGGCCGCGTCGCTCTACATCGACTATGTCTACCTGGACACGGAGGAGCGCCGCCGCTTCGCCCAGCAGTCGCACGAGTACCTCATCGAGCAGCTGCAGTTCACGGGTGCCGAGTCGATCACGAGCTCGAGCAACAAGATCCAGCTGAACTTTAACCACCCGGTCAAGGAGCTCGTGTGGGTCGTCCAGCGTGACTCGTTCATTGACTGCTCGAACCCGGGCGCCCAGTCCTCCTTCATCCAGGAGGTCAACGGATGCCAGCCGTTCAACTACTCCGACGACTTCTCGACGGAGGGTGTGATCATGGACGTGCTCGCCCGCGGCTCGCTGGGTGGCGGTGCCTCGACGCTCAACGTGCCGACGACGGCCGATGGTCCTTCGGGCCCGTACCTCCCGGGTGTGGGTATCCAGGTTGGCCCGTCCCTCCAGGGCGCCAGCTGGCTCGACACGAACTTCGGCTCGTCGGGCAACGACCAGGCCTACCTGTTCGAGGACACGACGAACTACCTGCTCGCCAAGGTGGTGCTCGACTCGGGTGTTCGCTGCACGGGCAAGAACCCGACGGAGGTGGCCAAGATCCAGCTCAACGGCCAGGACCGCTTCACGGAGCGCGAGGGACGCTACTTCAGCATCGTCCAGCCGTTCCAGCACCACACGCGTACCCCGAGCCCGGGTATCTGCGTGTACTCCTTCGCGCTCAAGCCGGAGGAGCACCAGCCCAGCGGCAGCTGCAACTTCTCGCGTATCGACAAGGCGACCCTGCAGCTCACGGTCTCCGTCAACACGGTGCGCTCTGGCCGCACGGCGCAGGTCCGCGTGTACGCCGTCAACTACAACGTGCTGCGTGTGATGTCCGGCATGGGTGGCCTGGCCTACAGCAACTAGAGACAGCCGAGAGGTCCAACACCACGAAGAAGAATCAAACACAAAACCCCAAATGGGCGCGAAGAATCGCTTCCATTAAGGTAATGGACGCTTACGTAATCCATCTTTCGCATCGAACGGATCGGATGAAACTCATACAGCAGAACCATAAATTGTACCCCTGCTTGAACTTGAAGGTTGTCGATGCTGTTGCACATTCGAATGGTGCAATTGGCTGTCTGCGATCTCATCAAAAAATTATTCAGATGGCCAAGAATGCCGGGAAACCCTACGTATTGGTCTTGGAAGACGACTGCAAGTTCTTGATTCAGAATGGGTTCTTGTTCAAGCATCTGAACCATATGGTGGACTACTTGAATCGACACCCGCAAATCCAAGTGTTGAATGGATCTGCAAACTTTTCAGAACCGGAACCCTTGACATGGAAAACTGAAGGCGATCTCACCTTTTTGCATGCCGACCATGTATCCACAACACATTGCGTTCTGTATACTGCATCCTCGTATGACGCAGTCCTGGCATTTGACGATGAAAGTCCGATTGATGACGCACTCAATTCACTCCGAATGGAATTTGTGTTCCCATTCTTGGCGACACAAGCTCCTTCGTATTCAGATATTCAAAAAGAGGATGTTGAACATAAAATCGCCCGATCTTATGCATTTGTCAGGGATGTGTTAGCAAATGGACGATAAACCTTGGGTCGCTCTTCCATAATGAATTCGACCAACTTGTCGATCTCCGTCTTGTGTTCCGAGTAGGGGCGGATGCAATGGGAATCTGCATAAACGTCCCGGTAAATATCACTCGGCTGGTAATGCCACTCATGACGGTCGATGCGCGCATACGAGTTTCCACGTCCCATCATGACGAAAATAGACTGATCGTGATACACCTTCATCTTGTACGTGGAATAGGCTTCATCCACACCCCAGCGCTGAATGACGGTCCCGTCATTGAGCACGTGGTTGTATCCCTCATTATAGTCGCTGACTCGCTTTACGGATTCGGCCCACGTTTCCGGAAGATCAAACACCTTGGTGAACAAGGACCCCTTTGCAACATGGTAACACACGGGCATGTAATCGTGTTGCGGGTTCAGGTGAATGTACTTGGTATCGGGAAACGGCTCGACCAATCCCGTAAAGTACCGCCGGGAAATCGGCAGCATGTCAATGTCGGACAGGATACACACCTTGTCCGGGTACTGTGATGGAATCCAGAATCGGGCCCAGCAGCACTGGAAGGGAACGGGAATATCCGGAACCGGCTTGAGCTTGACTACGATACCATATGTCGTGTCAATCAGAATATCATGGTTCTCATCCACATACACGAGCAGCGGCGTCACTCCAAACTTGAGTTTCCAGATTTTGGAAACAATGGGCCAGAAATCCAGATAGAACGGATTTGAATCCGAACTATGAATGGCAAGATCAATCTTCATTGTAAGTAGTCGCGGACACTAAATGTAACTGGCTTCCGCGGGGGTGCGACGAGAGGATCTGTCCAAGAATCCACAATGCAGCAGGGGAACTGCTCGTAGAAAGAAACCAGTGGACATGATCGAAGTACAACAGGGGTTGCGCCACAGTAGAGAGCTTCGTAAAACCGATGAGTGTCAATGCCCGTTCCCTCTGGACAAGGGACAAACTGTGCAGACTCGAGGCGGCGGTAATACTCCGGTCGGTTCAACTCGGGTGGGTCGTGCTCGGCATTCGGAAAGGCGTTGAAACACGCACTCCGGGCTTGGTAATTTGTGCGGATCGTAAAGTTCATATACACGGGAACTGTGCGTTCCACATTGGACGGTTCATAGGTCGCCAGCCACTCGAGGTCCCGATCGGGGAATCCAAGTGGAATTGTTGTCAACTTGGGGTGAGTAACGGTGGTATTGATCGAATAAATGTGCTGGGCAAAGGGAAGCAGCATATCGAGCTTTTGCTTGTCGAATTGCTGATCCGAATTGTGAACCACGAATGTAAAGTACTTGCGAGGAAACCGATACAGCCCCGATGCGAAATCCTTGACATAATCTCCATTCAAAAAGACTGTATCCCCCGTATTTGCAGCTGGAAAGGAGAATGTCGCCGGGGGGTATCGAGAATCATACGACCACCTACACTCCTTCATAAACGCTTTCCCGGAAATCATTGTATCTGTATAAGGAGGTAATGGTAAATGTCTTTTCCTTTTGCCTGTATGGCCCCCAGAATCCTCGGTACTATCCGGATCCAATGAATGAGAACATCAATTTGGTCTTGAAATACTTTCCGGACTGGAAAGTGTTTGTGTACTTGGGATCCGATGTCGACCCCGCCTACATCCAGCACCTTGCAACTGCGCCGAATGTCATTTTGCGGTATACTGGAGTCACGGGACCTGCGAACATGATTCATCGGTTCTATGCCATTGACGAGCCTGGCGTCGAGACCATGCTTGTCCGCGATGCAGACAGTCGCATCCACTGGAAAGACCGATGGGCGATCCGGGCGTTTTTGAAGAGTGGATACTGGGCACATACGATTCGCGACCATAGTGAACACAAGGCGCCCATGATGGGTGGATTGTGGGGACTTCGCAAGGAGTCTGGTCTCAACCTCCATGCGGAATACCAAGCATTTCTAGAGAACCCGCGTTCGATTGGAATGGGCCATGACCAGGATTTTCTGTCCGGCCAGTTGTACAATAAAATCGTCGATCACCTGCTAATTCATTACAGCTTTCCTCACTTGCACGCAAAAGGTGAACACGGAGTCGAGTTTCCCTTCAAGTGGACGAACGATATCTATTGCGGAAAGATCGAGCAGGTTGGGTACACGGAACCCACGCAACCAACGGTACCTGCACAGTTCTTACCCCGCACATTTAAAAAGTCTGCGTAAAACACAAATGGACAGCCTTCGTAAACTTGTTGGTCTTGCACCTTCTGGTGCCCCGCC